CAAACGAATAGCGTTCGCGAGCCTTGTAACGCACGTTGCCGGTGTCGAAGTCGCCTTCAAAACCAGTCTTCATGCTTACACGCTGAAACATCTTCATGCCATTAGGAGCATCGGTCATGATGAAGAAGGCCTCAGGGTCGGTCAGGTAATGGTTAACCCGATAACCCTGGGGGATCATCCCCATGTTTTTGATCGCGTTGATGTCGTTGTCTGCCGTACCAACACGCAGCGTGGACTTCATGATGCGATCTGCCGTGAACTGAAGCTCCTTGGGGATAATCAGCTTAATACCCTGAACCGCGATCTTCAGTCCGCGCTCATCAGTGAATGCGGAGATGTCGATCAAGGCCTGCTCAAGGGAGGTCTCGCTGAGGTCAGCCGGGGTGGAGAGCTCGTTTCTGAGGACCGGGCCAGACAGGGTCGGGTGGTCATCAGCACACAGCGGCTTGCCGTCGCCACCGATAGAGGTGGTGAAAGCGCCGTTGAGGATCGCGGCGGCCTTGATCTGCTTGGTGTTGGCCATGGAACGGGCAAGAGCCTTGGTATAACGAGCAGCCAGGGAGGCGTACAGGTTATCTTCCACAGCCTCTTCCGTCAGGGAGAAGGCCAGAGCGATGGTCTCGTGTGTGTAACGAGCGGTATAGACCTCTTGCGCTTGGTCATAGGCAACACCAGCGCCTTCGGTCTTCACCGGAGCGGAGTCAAAGCCGGAGAGCATTACTTCCTCTTCAAACGCGCGATCCGAGGTCTCAATTGCATAGATCTGGGTGTGCTCGTTTTCGTAGTTTTTGTACTCAAGGCCAAACAGAGCATTGAGCCCTGGCTCAAGCTCTTGTACTAGTTGGGAACGTGAAATAGCCATTTGTCAGACTCCTTACGATGCAACGCCAGCTACACCGCCGCTGCTGTAGCTATGGTGGTTAATTTTAACAACAAGCTGAGCAAAAGCACCCAACGTGTTACCCGGTTTTGCGTAAAGACCAACGATTTTTAGATTTCTACCAGCAGTGGTATCTGGAGCACCGGTAGTAGTCATGCCTGATAGGCCCGTGGTCGTGTTGCCTGTTCCTGCCGTAATGTTGACGTTCTCGCCGATGTCAGCTTGAACAATCACTTGGCTGTTGGCCTGAATTAAGAACAGTTGACTGGGGTCATCAATAATATCTGCCTGCAGATCTTCGGTGAAGGCAGCGTTGGCAATAAACTTGTTTGAAAAAGTTGGTTTGCCGGTAACAGGATCATCATAGAAAACGCCGTTGAACACGCCCACAGCAGCCTCACCAGCAACTGCCAATTGAACGTATCCACCTACGATACGTACCAAATCACCCTGAAAGAGGTTTGTACCGTAGTCTTCCTTAATCAAATACCCATACTGCTTTTGCGCTCCCGTGGCAGAGAGGTTGCCTAGAGGGCGCAGTCCAAACGGATTGTTGGAATTTGCCATTTTGAAAGTCCTTTAAAAGATTAAGAGTCGGCCATTGGGCCACCAAAAGTCACCTTCGATTGCCGCACTGGCTTGTCAATACGCATGCTGTTGTGAGCATTTGTCTTCATCAAGTCATTATCGGCTGCCGTAACTTGGTCCTGTGCCCTGCTGCGGTAATACGCGTTGCGCTCTTCAGCTGTCTCAATGGGGATACGAGCAAGAACCATGCCGCCAACAGAGATGATCCCTGCGTAACGGCCGTCTTCTACCGAGGGTACGGGGAAGTCTGGGTACTCATCAGATCGAACCAACTCATAACCCTCGCGGATTTTTCCGGAGATGTTGATTCGGTCTTCTTGACCACCTGCTTCCATCCTTAGCCAACGGTGCTTGTATCCTGGAGGCGGCTCAGGCGCATCCAGACGAGAAGGCGGGGCCCATGGTTTACGGCGCGAAGTAGTTTCGCGAGTCTCAGAAGCGCGGGTCACGCGCTTGATTTCAGGTACTTTACCAATGGAGTCCATTTTCATTCCTTCACGTATTTGGCGTATTCCTCAAGAGGAACACCTAGTTTTTTGGCAATCGCTACCTGACTCGGCGAGAGCCGGACAGTGCGGCGCGCATTGTTGACACCGGAAGACCGGTTAGCAGGTGCTACCGCCTGCGCGGGGCGCGGTGACCTGGAGTTCTGGGCAGACTGAGAAAATTTCTGTGGAAAAGTCTCCCTAAGTCTGCGATTTAGCTCATCATAATACTCGTCTGACTGGGGGTCAAGCCGTTCTTCTTGAATAAGTTGACGGTGAATGCCCCATGCGGTGTGCGTCATGACCGTGTCCTTGCCAAACCAAGCATTGTCCTCGGCCCATTGTTCTGCCTTGGGGTCAAGCCGAGCGGGCTGCCGAGCCTGCACTTGTGGCTGGGCAACAGGCACTTGGACCGGGGGCGCTTCGGCTTGGTGTCGGCTAAAGGACTCGTAGTTTTGGATCTGCCGCTGCTCTACAGCCAACTGAGCAAGACGCTCCTGGGCTTCCATCTCGGTATCAACATCGCCCTCTTCCCGAGCCTTGCGGATGATCTGCTTTAGGGCAACAGACTGTGTATCCATCCGGCTTTTGGCCTCGCCAAGACGCTGCTGGTCCGATGTCAGGTAGCGCTGATTAGCCTGATGCAGCTGTGCCTGCACATTTTTAGCGTATTCCAAGGCCGCATCTTCACGGCGCTGCGCTTCACGCAGCCGTGCGGTCATCTTGTCGATGCGCTTTTTGACCTTGTCGCTGTAGTTGTCCAGTTCGTCTGCGTTTTGTTGCGCAGCAGCAGACTCAACGAGAGGGGCATCCTCCTGATTTAGGAGCTCTGCCTTGCCGTCCTCGTTTACCTGCACTTCGGCAGGATTTTCGTCCTCGCCAAGCTTAAATTCCAACTGTTCGTCGTTCATATTCACCCCTTACATGTGAAGGATGTCTTCAGGGTCGCTTAAGCGACCGATGATTTCATCGTCATTCAAGATACGGATTTCGCCGCCGTCAATGGCAATCCTGGACCCGGCATAACGGCCAAAGATCACCCAATCCCCTTCCGCGCACCATGGCCCGGTAGGAAATTTCGATTCGTCCTTGTAGGCAAGCCCCCCGACCTTGAGCACATAGCCACAGACTGTGGCCAACTGTGTTCGTTTCTGGGTTTCTTCTGCAAGGACAATGCCGCCCTTTGTCTTCTCCGCCCCGCGATACGGCAGGATGGCGATGCGCCAGCCAGTGGGGATGGGAATACGGTCCTTGACCGAGGCTTCCAAAGCCTGAGGGTCAAACTGACCCTCATCATTGTAGGCGTCATCCAAGGTAGGGCCTTGTTCTTCACGCTCCTGTTGCCATTTCTGCTCCAGAGGCGTGAGTGTTGAGGCGAGTGCTGTTTCCAAGTGGTCTTCTCCTTTGGGGTTATAAATCTTGTGAGACTCGGTCTGCCAAATCCTTGGCAATCCCTTCTGCAAGCCGTAACCCTTCAAGACGACCCATCATGAAACGGTAGCGTTCCATATCTGTAATGGTGCCGTTGAGCACAATAGCTTCAGAGTCAGTGCGCATCTGTCGCAGTTCCCTGAGTAAGGCTTCAATGTATTCAAGCATGGGTTTTCCATGTAAAGCAGACGGTTAAAAGCCACCGTCTGAAGGGCTTAGTAAATCTTTACTGGCTTATTTCCGTCCTTTTTCTTTACAGTCATGAAAGGTCCTGGAACCCCTTTCGGACGGCTTCCCGTATTTCCTGGGTTACTTGTTGCCTTAGGCTTTTTCGTCTTTCCTGCCTTCGCAAGAGCAATTGCTGTAGCTTGTTTAATTGCCTTTGTCTTTGACTCAGGCTTACTAGTGCCAATCTTCCCTGTTTTTCCATAGGAACTCACCATTTCCGAGATGTTTGCACTAACTACTTTGGGACTTTTACCTGTTTTGAGGGGCATTTCGTCTGGCCTCCATGCGTGAAATGTTCTGTTGTTGATCTACCTGATTAAGCCTGCGCTGAGCCATATCAGCCCGCAACAGGGCGATGTTTTCCTGCGATTGAATCCGTGCCTGATTGGCCGCCAGAACATCTTGGGCTTTTTTCTGCTCCAGGGCCAAGCGCTGCTGGTCAATCTGGTTGTCCATCTGGTCATTGGCCGCGCGAATCTGCAGTTCCTGCTCTTTTAGTGCAACAACAGGGTCCGGAACACCTTCTCCACCCATCAGTTGCGACTGCATGTTTTTGGCTTCCATCGTGAACTCAGCTACCTTCAAGGCAATCATGCCTTCCTTCTGAATAACAGAGACCATCCTGTCTGGATCCGTGCCATAGCCCTGGAAAAGCTCTGCCTCCACCGCCTCTTCGGCCTTTAAGCGAACATGCTCAAGAATGTGCTGCTGCAGCAACATCGCCGACTGCGGGTTGGCCTGCAACATCGGTGACATTCCCATCAACAGATGCGAGACAACGTGCGCATCATGCTGCTGCCCAGCAAAAGCCTTTAGCGGCATCATGTTCAACACATCGGAGTTCTCGGACGCCGGATCACGAGGCATCTGGGTCTGCGGCGGCCGCAAAATCCCGTCAATGTCCCGCACATTTAAGGCCGCATACACACGGTAATACGCCTCGTACATGTTGTGCATCTGCGGCGCGCTCTGGGCCAGCTGTAACTGCGTCTGAGCCAGGGTGATGCGCTGCGCGCTTGAGAAAATGTTGGGATCTGCCACAGGCAAGACCGCAACCATGTTGTTAAAGTCTTTCTTCTTAACCTTGCGGCTTGCCCCAGGCACCTCATACGGGTACTCATCAGGCAGATACTCACCAAACCCCTTGGCAAGCATCCGAAACTCGATGCTCTGTGCATAATGCAGTCGCTTGTGGATCGCAGACATGACCATGGATCCACGTTCAAGCAAGGCGAGCGTCGTTCCAACCTGCGCCATCTGGTTCGCATCACCCACCTGCATGTCCGAGATGCTGGCAAGCCTTCTTCCAGCGTCTACTAAGAAGCCCAGCAACGCAAACAAGGTCTGCGAAGGCTCTTTGTACGGCAGTGGCATGAGCGAGGCCGTAAGTTCCGCGCCTCCCGCGTCAATATCCCTAAACTCACCCGGTTGGATCGGATTATCATCGTCCGCGATCCGCGCTCCACGGGCTTTAAAACCTGCCGGTAGGTTGGCCAGCGTCCCTGCATCCAAAAGTTGGCGCAACGCACTGGTCGCACCCTTGGAAAGACCGCCAATTAGGTGAACAAAGCCCAAGCCATACGCGCCAAGGCCCTCGACAAGCACGTAATGCACAAAATATTCGATTCGGCGCTTTAATTCGTCTTCTTTTTCCCAGTTCCTGCGCACTCCGACGATCTGGCCGCTCGTTTCATCAATTGTGACCACGTACGGGAGCTTGATTCCGGTCGATTCACCGTCTTCTCCGGTGTCTTCAAAGCCCAAAATGTCCAAATTAACGTGGAATTCGAGCAAAAAGACCTCTTCGGCGTAGCCTGTGGCCTGAACTCCGACAATTTTGTCCGTATTCGTGCGGATCTGAGACGGATTGGTGTCCTGATCCTCTTCCACAACATCAATGTCGCTGTATTCCCCCGCTACCACACGCTTTTTGAACTCGTTGGCATCCATCGCAATACGGTTCGTGATCCGTGAACACTGCGACATGACGCTCGAACCGGTGTAGGGGATGTACAAATCGTCCGCCAACACCAGTTTTGAGACCATCCGGCCCAACTGACTGTCGTAATACACCTTTTTGAACACCGAACCACCGTATCCGGTGTAAAAGAGCGCCTGATCCATCTCCGGCGTGTACTCTTCCATGACCGTGGTGATCTGGTAGTTCATGAAATCCTGCACTCGGGCGGCCTGCTGCGCCTTGTCTATCGTCTCTTTGCCCAGGATTTGTGTCCGAACCGGGCCTCCAGCGGGCATTAGCTCCTTAAAAGCCTGCGCCTGGAACTGGACAATGGACTCGGTGAGCATGGGATGCACAGCACCGGCCGCGCCACGGAAGGGTTTCGTGCGCTCTTCGACCTTTAGACCAAGAAGATCCAGCCCCTTGGCATACATCTGCTCCCACTGCTCACGGCTGGACTTGTCCGCCTCGAACATGTCCAAGAGCTCAAGCGAGATTGCCGAGAGTTCTGCCTTGTCGATCACGTCCACAAGGTTGTCGTAGAAGTCCACATCGTCTGCCTTGGTGTCGATCTCGACCGTCGCACCACCGTCTGGCTCGATGATGATCTCTACCTCGGGCATCGGGCCCGCTTCTTCGATCTCAATTTCCAACGCAGGCGCTGGATTTACCGCCTTGTCTATAGGCATGCGACCATCCCTTCTTTGTCTTTCACAATCCCCTCTTTAATCAAGGACTTGGCAATAGCCCCGTACTCTACCAGAGGAATGACTTCGTGTTCAGTCTCAATCCAGACCTTCGCACCACACGACAGGGGCTTGTCCGGACGGTAGACAATCCGACACGGGCCGTTGATCACCACCTCATGCGCATAGGTGTTGGTCTTGTATGTCTTGACCGTTAACACCGGATCACGGGCCCCGGTCTTGCCGTTGGCCTTAATCACATGCTGGTTGACGTGGACGATGGTCTTCACCTCAAAACCTTTTTAATAAAGTCCTCAGTTCGGACTTCGCCGCCCTTTTTGAACGGAATGCCCTCTGTGCTGATTTTCCCAGCACCGTACCTATCCCAAACCACCGCTGGGTGCATTATGTCTTGACCATCTGGTGTTGTTAGAGTGATAGACCGATACTCGAACCCAGGACCAAGGTCCTTGACCACCTGCTTTAGATTGTTGGGCAGCTTCTCATACAGCTGAGCCTGTGAAGATTCTGCGCCAGGGAAAGCGACAAAGTTCTTGCCCATCTGAATTGCTGCGGCGATCACATTTTTTGCCATCAACTGCTGTATGACCTGCGGGGATTCTTCCATGCCAACAAAGGATTCCTTAATCTTATAGTCGCCTTCACCAATTCGTTTGATGAACTTGTTCATTTGACCTTGAACCCGATCCCGTTGCTTACCTATTTCTATTGTTCGCTCTTTTTGCTCTTGGGTGGGGTTGTCCAGATAGCGCTGACGTTCTGCTGCAGTTTGCTCCACTAGTTCTTGAAGTCGCTTCCCAAGTTCAGAAGCTTTTTGAACGTCTTTTGTTGGGCTTCCGCCCAACGCTCCACGTTTGCGTATGTCATCTAACCGGTCCGATTGAAGCTCATGAACATAGATGCCCTCTACTTTTCCTAAGTCTGGAAGGGTTGTTTTGTGTTCTGAGAAACGACTAAAGGCTATTTCGTTTGGAACTCCCCCCAAGCTTGGGTGTTGGCCTTTGTACTCAAACTGCGCCGCCGGAGATGTGGGGCTTGTGTAAGCTCTTTCTAGTGTGTCTCTCAACCCGGTCATGCTTTGCCTAAAAGACTCTCTTGCTGCGTTTTCGTGTGGCACAAAAACACTTTGAATATTTGAAGAGGCTTGTGTCCGAAGGGTTGGATCCAAGCTCAACAGAGCCTGTATGTCATCATTGAGGTTTACTTTTGTTCCGGGAAATAGATTGTCTAGCTCATCTACCCCTGATTGTATTGCTATTCTAATCGTTGCACGCATATCAAAAGGTTTAGACAAGGCTTTTTGTTCAGCTTGAAGAGTTTTGTAAACAGAACTTAGGGTTGGGTAATTAATTGAGTCAACAGCATCAGTTAGACGCTCAAAAAGATTTATCGAAGATTGAGCGTAGTCCAGTAATCTGTTTGCTTCCACCGCTCTTTCTGGTTGGTTAAGATCACGTAAAAACTCGTTTATGTTAGCTTTGTAGTTGTTAAACACATCAGGCGCGCTTAAGTCAGAGCTAATGCCTGAATGGGTCTTGCTTTTCAAGGCCTGATACATATCCCTGGCCCGTCCAAGATTGGCCTCCACCATTGGGTTAGCCAGCTGACGCAAATGAATAACACCTAAGGGAGCCTTATACACATTGTCTATTGAAGCAAGAAACTGATCAGGCTTGTTAGCGTCAGGCCTTGTTATAGACGTGCCATATCTAGATGGGTCAAAGTCTTCTTTGATCTTGTTTAATAAATCAAACGGCGTGATCTTAGCGTTGTCTGGAAGATCCTTTAAGGCCTCCCTGGCGCGGCCAATCTCATAGTCCCTAAACTTTCCTTTAAGCTGGTTAAGGAACTGTTCCTTTTGCACTGGCCCAGGCAATTCAGCAACCATCTTATCCAAGCGGCCAACAAATGGAGACTTGTCTGATGGAATGTCAGAAAATGTCCTTGTTTCTTTTCCTGGTACTTTAATCGCGCCCACCGGCGGCGTCTGCGCAAGCTCATAGTTCCTCAGCAAAGCCGACGCGGCTCCTGGACCAGGGGCCGGGAGGGTTAGCAATTGCGGCATGGGGGCGAGCTTCAAGGCCTCGGCCTTCTCGCCAATAAACCCCAACACGTCCCGCGCAGTCTGCGTCTTCGGCTGGCCCGTGATCCTGGCCATCATCTCCCCAGCCTCGGAACTCGCCTCTTGCATCCCTTCAGGCGTCCCATACTTCCCACCCGTGACACCCTTGTACACACCATACGCTGAACCTACCGGCGCTCCGACTGTTCCACGAACAAGCAAGTTCAAAAAGTCCAGGGGCACGTCCACCGCACCACGAAGCTCCGGAGGCAAGATGCCAGGGTTTCTTTGACGGTCCATGGGCGGCGTTCCAGTGAACATCTGCTGGATGTACTCGTCGTTTGTCATCTCACCCTCCGGTGGCGATCCCCGTGACCGTTCCTTGATGAACTTCGTCACTTCACCGCCTGCGGCGAACGGTTGAAGAGGTGTTTGTTTGCGATAGCGCTCTGAAAAATTTTTGGGTTGTATGCTGTTTAAGTACGCTTTTATGTCAGACTGAGACGCGTAATCAGTCGGCATTTGACGCAGCAAAGTTTGAAATAGTTCGTAATCTGGGATTTCACCCATTCCCTCAATACGCGTTGTTGAGCGGGGATAAATTCTAGCCATATCTTCGAGAAAAGGTTTGGCAGGTTGAGTAACAGATGTCAAACTTCCAACAGGGATTAAGTCAGTGTTTTGTAAGTCCTCTACCGAGGACCATTTTTGGCCTTTAACAAAATCCTGCACAAACGGGATGTACTCTGCTGCAGGTTTCCGGTCGTTAATGCCTTTTATTTGGGTAATTTGCAAAGGTGCTGGCGGAACGCCCGCCTCTGCTAAAGCCATAGCAACGTGCTCATCTGTCAAATCTTCAATGTCTGGATTACGCCGCCTCCATTGACGAACATATTCTCCGTACTGTGCTTTTGTCTGTGGATCTAGTCTTGAAAATTCCGCATCGCTAATAGGGTAGGGGTTTTCACTAGGCTTCACCTCAATCGTAGTGTGTGGCCTGCCAGATGAGTCACGCAGACTAAATATGCGACTCTCGCCACTAAGAACATCAGGGCAATACCCACCCACACAGTGCTGCATGATGTCGCCTTCGTATTTCAGGGCCTCTTCAAGATCTTTACGACTTGGAGTATCAGGCAACGCAAGGTAGTTTTCTTGTTCTTGTTTTGACCAAGTGTCAAAATCATCTGGTAGTTTGGATTTTATTGGTTTTATCTCCACCCACCGCAACCCCTGCTCTGTCTCCGGGTACTCCTTGTACACCTCAATCGACTTCTGCGCCGCGAGCTTATCGGCCTCCGCTTTTTGCACCGCACGATGTGCATTGATCCGGTCAACAAGGTTCGCGGCCTGAGGCACGGTCATCTTCTCCAAGTCCTTAACACTTATCTGAAGACTGGGAGGCAGCCCCGAGTCAGGATTCAAGGCATTACGGAGCTCGTCCGTCATGTGCTTGAATCCCGTGTCTTGCTGACTTACGGCACGATTTAACAACTGCACCTGAGTCTCTGGCGGAACATTGAACAACCAAGGATTCCTGTCCCTTACTTGTTGAGCATCCGTTTCCCGTAAAAAATAATTTGGGCCTCTGATTTCTTCCGCACTTGCCCGTGGGGTAAGGTATCGGTCGGCTAATGCTTCCCAGTTTCTGGCTAGTGGGCTGGTAGCAAAAGGTTCACGTGGAAAACCAGCGCTTTCTCGGTCTTCCCTAAGCATGACGTTTACCAGAGATTCTCGCGGCGTGTAATGCATCCCAGTACGCGCCGCAATAAACTCCCGTTCTTTCTCAAGCTCCAATATCCGCGCCCGAGAACGCGTGAGCACCTCAGGCTCTACACCCCGTTCACGCTGTGCCTTCTCCATGTCCGCCTTGGCCTTGGCAATCTGCACATCCTTCTCCGCCAACAACTTAGGCTGCTGCTCCGTGGCCCACTTGTCAGCCTGCAAGCGCAAAGGATCACGCTCCGTGGCCATGTCATTCTTCACATACTTGGTGAGCTTGCTGTCGATCCACTTGTTAAGCGCCATTTCATTGTCCATGGCTTCTTCTCTGGTCGTTCCGTAAAACAAATTTTTGGTTTCATTTAAAGCCTTCTCCACCTGCCCAGCCAGATAGTTCCCACCAGGAAGCTTGATTACACCAGCTGGCGCCGCCTGCATTTCCCTGGAAATCACCTCCTCGGCCTTGCTCGCAGCCCTGCCCACGCCCCTCGCAGCCCCAGGAGTCGCAATGCCCCCGGCAATTCGACCCAGTAACTCGGCCCCAGATCCCGTAGAAGGTTGCACTAACCCGCGCTTGGCCGCCTGCTCAATGAACCAGTCACTCCCACCAACCGGCTTCTCGACGTTATACCCAAAAGGCTGCATGAGCAACGCGCTAATGTCCACCGCCCCACCCAGTAAATCAAACGGCGTGTACGTAACCCCACGCACTAGATCACGAAGGACATTGGGGTTTCTACGGTCCTCAGCGGGCAACGTGCCCGTGAACATCTGCTGGATGTACTCGTCATTGCTCATCTCACCTTCAGGCGAGGAGCCTGCCTGACGCTTGCGGATGAAGTCCGTGGTCGAGACCTCGCCGCCTTGGGCATAAACCTCTGGAAGAGGAAACGCAAACCGTTTCTTAAACATATCGACTACCGTGGCAGGGTCATAAAGTTCTACAATGTCTTCTGGAACAACTAAACGACCCTCACCCAACGCTTCATTAAATTTCTCTAGCCACTCCGTAGCCTTCATCGGCATATCATCAGCACCCATCTCAAGACCTGAGCGCGGGTATACCTCAACAAGCGTCTTTGGCCGACCCTCTGCCTGTAAGGCTCTTATGCGATGCCTTCCTTCATGACCGGCAATAAAAGGAATGTTGTCTTTCCTGTCCATCATCAAAAAAGGGACATCGTCAAAAGAACCCCCTTGAGCTAACACGTTCCGAAGGTTTTCTATGTTTTCTTTACTATATTGACTAAGCGGAAAATCCAAGGGCAGCGCGAAATTTTCAAAATCCCCAGGCTTCATGGTCATAACACCCTGGTAGGGATAACCCTTTCTACCAAGAAAAGCCCTTATCAACGCGTTGCTTTGGTATTGATCCTCCAACCCTGGGATCTCGTCAGCCGCTCGCTGAAGTCTTTTAGCCTGCCTTTCCCCACCACGCTCCAATAACTCTTTTTCCACCTGAGTCAATTTTCCCGACTTTTTGATTTCGGGGGCTTTTTGTTTGCGGATGAAGTCCTCTGTCGAGACTTCGCCATCCTTCGCCTTACCAACAGCAGGTGCGGTTTTTGTCTTCGGTCCAAAGGCATATACGTCACTGCCATAGGAATACATTTTTTGGGGATCAAGATCTACCCTTGCGCGAGGACCATAGTCCACGACATCACGGGCAACTAACACCTGACCTTCCTTCAAGCCTTGCGCACGGCGGTCGAATTCAAATTTATCAAACTTACGCAATCCATATCGATCTACAGTAACCGGAAACTCAACTACCTGATCCGCCATCACAAATAACGGAGTAACTGCTCCACGTTCCCCTAACCCTAAATCAGGGTTAGCGTAACTTGAAGCAACATGTGGTGATGTGCTACCAAACGTAGCGTAACCGGACCTTGGAGCACCTGCCATCATCCCTTCAGTTGGGTCTCCAGCAAACACTACTCCACGATAAATTACAACAGGCTCTCCGTCAGGTCCGACAAGAACCCCCGGAGGGGCAGCTTTTTTAAGTGTTTCCTTCTTCCCCAACGCCTTTAACGCGTCCTTCGCCTTGTTCGTTCCCTTGATCGCCGCCGCTGGCAATGCCAATGCAGGCAAATTAGACAACGCCTGACCCGTCCGATACGCCTCACTGCCCCTGCGCCCAGGCTCAAGACCCAAGA